AAAACCAGGAGATATGCTTGTGTATAGTGGATGTGACCTAGAACATTGGCGTGATGCTTTTGAAGGTCAAGACTGTGGTCAAGTATTCTTACATTACAATAATAAAGCGGGTCAGTTTCAAGAAAGCAATGCTTTTGATGGCAGGCCTATGCTTGGATTACCTTCGTATTATAAAAAAGCACAGTAGACTAATTGACTTTTTATAGTTAAAATGCCTCTATGGCATTAGGTATATCAGCTCTTTCAGAGTCCCCTCTTTCAACATTAAGTGGAACAAGTGCAGTAGTAGCTGTAACTGGGCAAGCTTTAACTGCAACTCTTGGAGTTGAAGTTATTTCAGGAAGTGCTACAGTTGTTCAAACAGGGTTAAATGTAAATAGTGCACTTGGTAATGAAACAGTAAATGTAGACTTTACTGCAGTAGTTACTGGACAAGAATTAACTTCAGCTTTAGGAACAGCTTTAGTAGCTACGGTAGTAGATGTTACAGGACAAACTTTAACTACAGCACTTGGTAATGAAACAGTTTCAGCTAATGCTGATGTTTCTGTAACTGGATTTGGATTAAACTCTATTATAGGTACATATGCAGTTACCGCAGGAGGAGCCGTACTTCTTGATGCTTCTGAAGAACCTGATTTAGATTTATTTTTAGGAACTTCAACAGTTGTTGCTCATTCAAATGTTTCTGTAACAGGTCAAAGTTTAAGTACAGCTTTAGGTAACGAAAGTATAACTTTAAGTGCAGATGCTGTAGTTACAGGACAAGATTTAACTACAACTTTAGGTAATGAGACAGTTGTAGCAGATGCTAATCTTTCTATTACCGGTCAATCTATTTCTAGTGCATTAGGAACAGTTTCTACATCTGCTAACGCTACAATATTACCTTCAGGTAATATTGTATCTTCGGCTTTATCTAGTGTAATACCAAAACAAAGTGCTGAAATTGATGTTACAGGACAAGTCTTAACATTAGCTTTATCTAATTCTACAGCAATTTATGCTTGGGCTGAAGTAGATGATTCTGAAACTTCAACATGGACAGAAGTTGATGATTCTGCTACAATGACCTGGCAAGATGCAGCGTAGGGTAAAATTATGACATCAACTTATTCATCATTACTTCAACTAGAACTTATAGGTTCTGGTGATCAAGCTAATGCTTGGGGTAATACTACTAATAACAATTTACAATATGGATTAGAATATTCTATAACTGGAGTTTATACAAAAAATCTATCTTCTGCTTCTAGTCCCTATACTTTAACTGTAGCTAATACTATTAGTGCAACTCAAGCTGATAACGAAAACAGACAATCATCAATTATATTTACAGGTCATGGATCTAATTTTATTATTCAAGTTGCAGCAGCTCAAAAAACATATTTTTTAAGAAATGATAGTGCTTCTTATACTATTACCATGCGTCTTGGTGCATCTGGTAACACTTATATTATACAACCAAGTACAAGTGTATATGTAGCAACAGACGGTACTAATTGGTACAATGTTTCTACTTCAGGTACAGACTGGTTGACTAAAACAGGAACTTACACAGCTTTTCCAGGAGACAATATATTTGCTAATACTACAAGTGGAGCATTTACAATTACATTACCTGCAGCTCCTGCTGTTGGTGATCAAGTAAGATTTGTTGATTTAGCAGCTACTTTTGATACAAATAATTTAACAATAGATCCTAACAGTTTAAAGATTAATGGGACTGTGGCTAACTTAACCGTAGCAACTGAAAATGCAGCTTTTGCTTTAGTATATTCAGGAGCAACTTATGGTTGGAAATTAATGGAGAAATAATATGGCAACATACGAATCAATTAGATATAGTTTTTTAGGAACTAGTATTTCAGGTGTTCTTCAAGAAGCAAGCAATTTAAGTGATGTTGCTGCAGCTGTAACATCAAGAGATAATTTAGGTGTCGAAATTGGCGTTGATGTACAAGGCTTTGTTTCTGCTACGGCAGGAACTAATGTTAATGGAAACAGAACCGTAAGTACATCCTCACCGAGTGGTGGATCCGATGGAGATATTTGGTACAAATATACATAATGCCTTATGCCAATATATGTTAAAGACGGTGGTACTTGGCGTGAGATAAGCTCTGATGCTGGCTCACAACTTTATGTCAGAGATGCTACTTCATTTACAAACAAAACAATTACAAACGCTTACATAAAAGATGGTGGTTCGTGGAGAACTGCTTTTACATTATTTGATACTCCAGGTTCTTTTTCTACAGCCACTGGATCTGTTGCTGTACCAGCAAACGCTAATGCTATTCATTTTCAATTTGCTGTTGGAGGTGGCGGTGGTGGTGTAGGTGGTGCACAATATGATAAAGCGGGTGGTGAATCAGCAGGAGCTGGCGGATCATCTGGCGGTTATATTTCTGATAAAGTTTTTTCAGTGACAGGCGGTGAAACTCTTACAATTAGTGCAGGAGCTAGTGGTGCAGGAACTAGCGGTGGATACAATACAACAGCTACCTCTGGTGGGAATACAACTGTTAGTGGTAGTACATCAAGTAGTTTATTTACATTATCAGGAGGAGCAGGAAGCTCTGCTTCTGGTGGCGGTGTACAAGGACCACTTCGTAGTAATGCTACAGGCGCTGTTGGAACAGCAACAATTTCAGGTACAGTTTTAACAACAGGAACTACTGTTGATGGTCTTAATATAACAACATTTAATTCTGGCCCTGTTGGAACATTTAATTCTAATGGATCAGGAAATGCAGGAACAAATCCAGGTAACTGTGGCGGAGACAATTGTCAAATAGCTGGTGGTACAGGTGGATCTTCTTATGCAGGTCCAGGCGCTGTAACTGGTGGTACAGGTGCTCCTGCTGGAGGTTCTGGTTCTGTTGGAACAAGAGGTTCTGGCGGAGGCGGAGGTGGTGCAGAACCGCAATCTGCAGGAACGGCTGGAGGAGCTGGTGAAGTTTCATATAGATTTTTAAGGATTGCATAATGCCTTTAACAAAAATAGCATTTGCCCCTGGCATTGATAAACAAGATACGGAGTACGGAGCGGCAGGACGTTGGACTGACTCTGATATGGTACGCTTTCGTTATGGTTTGCCAGAAAAAATAGGTGGGTGGATTAAATTAATTAATAGTACTTTAGTTGGTGTTGCACGAGACATGCATGCATGGACTTCTTTAGATGGTGTACGGTACACGGCCATCGGAACAGATAGAAAATTATATATTTATTCAGAAGGTGTAGCGTATGACATTACACCAATAAGAGCAACAGGTTCAATTACAGGTTTTGAAACTTTTTCTACTACAACAGTTACCGTTACAGACCCAAGTCATAATGCAGAGGTTGGAGATTTTGTAACTATATCAAGTACGTCAGGTGCTGTTAACGGAATACCTGCAGCAACAATGGATGCTGAATATCAAATATTAACAGTTCCTACTGCTAATACTTACACCATTACTACGGCAACTGCGGCTACAAGTACAGGAACGTCAACTGCTACAGCGACAGCAACCTATCAAATATCTGTTGGTACAGCCGTATCACAGTATGGTTATGGTTGGGGTACATATGAGTGGGGTAAAGAAGCATGGGGCACAGCTCGTTCTACGTCTAACGTTACAATAGAAGGACGTAACTGGTCATTTGATAACTTTGGTGAAGATTTATTAGCAACAGTTAATAATGGAAATACTTTTAGATGGGATACATCCACTGGAACAGGAACAAGAGCAGCAGTTATTTCAGCTGCACCTACTGTTTCACGTTTTAACTTAGTCTCAATGCCTGATAGACACGTATTTTTATTTGGTACAGAAACAACCATTGGTTCAAGTACTACGCAAGATGATTTATTTTTACGATTTGCTTCACAAGAAGATTACAACACATGGGTTCCAACAGCAACAAACACAGCAGGATCTTTTAGAATACAAGACGGATCTAAAATTGTAACAGCCGTTCGATCACGTAACGCTGTATTAGTTTGGACCGATACAAGTTTAAATGCATTACAATTTGTTGGTGCACCTTTTACATTTAACTTAACACAAATAGGAGCTAACTGTGGAGCTGTATCTTTACACTCAGCAGTAGATGTAAACGGTACAGCCTTTTGGATGTCACAAAATTCTTTTTATAAATTTGATGGTGCTATTGCAAAAATGCCTTGTAGTGTACAAGATTATGT